AATTATTTTAGTAATTATATATCCAATAATAGTTACGGCAAGAGTAAGCATAAAGCCCCAAGCCCACTTATTATTGGTTTCCATTTTTTCTATAAGTTTTGCATTTGATTGGGCTATTAAAAGCGCTCGTTCTGCTTTATCTCTAACTGTTTCATAGTTATCCAACTTTGTTTCAATTCGAGCTAATCGTTCGAGCACTTCTCGCCATGCTTGCTCCTCCATAACCCCTACTTTCTGATAATTGATACTCCAATTTGTTTTTTCCTTCCATATTAAAAACCTATCTATTGATAGGTTTGTTATTAAATTACCACAAAGCTTTCTTGACCAGAAAATACAGCCCCTGTCGTTGCTTTAAAGAGTGTAATCGCTCCAGGGCTTCCGCCCGTAAAAGCGTTAATTTGTAAAACATGCAAAACGTTAGTAGAACTTGCTTCTGGGATAGATTTAAAGACTCTTTTCTGAGGGGAGTGAGCAACTGGAAGTACCCCGAGCGCAATATCGTAGGTACCTTCTGATGTAAAATCCCACCGGATAGTTACTGTATCTCCTCGTCTCATGTACTCCGCTCTATTAGCAGAACCAGGGATAAAAGTCCAATTTACATCATTTTTTTGTTTTATTTCCCCTGTAAATGTTTTATTTCCAGCAATTGATTCGTCACCAGTTTTATGAACAACATTTCCGCCACTAGTTAATTCAGAGTTGATTGCTTCCAAATTGTTATTAATCGTTTCTGCTCCATTTTGCATGCCACGATATACTATATTAATACTAGCCATTTTCTTCTCCTCTACTATTAATTTTCAAATAGATATCCTTTTGTAATTTTTGCCCCCGCCATTTTAAAGCATAATACCTGTGTTTGATTGATGACTAATAACGTTCCATCTTCAATCACAATAATCTCGCCAGATAGAGTATAAGACTTAGGCATCTCTACATACACTTTTTGTCGGTCATAACTTAACGCAATGGACACATTATAAATAGTTTCTCCACCAAAAGATGGACCAGTATCAAATCCATCAGTTTCAGTGCCAATTGCATTTTTATATGAGGTCACTTTAACCTCTGGTTGATATTCAGAATCATGTTCTAAAACAAACTTGAAACCAGCTGGAACTTTTTCATTAACAATTTTTTGAATGTCAATGACTTTTGCTAAAAGAACTCCACCAGGGTCAATCGATTCAATAATTTCACGATTGGCTTCCACAAACTCTTCCCAGCTCTTCCGGCCTTCTTCAATATATTGTTTAAAGATACGATTTAGTTCTTTAAAGGTCCACCAATAATTTGAATCCTTAAAAGGCTGCGAATATATCGATTTTTCTACAATGTAATGAAAGTTACGGGTAGAAAACTGTTCAATCCACTTATCACCAGTTTGTTTCTTAAAGCTAAAATAAGCTTCATTTCGTCCAACCATTTGAAGCGCATTGTCACTGGCAATATATTTTAATGTTCCATTTTTAGCATCAAAGGAGACAACACTTTCTTCTGATACCCCTTGCCCTGTGATTTCCTGTGCCATTAAACAAAAGAACGGCTGTAAGCCCTCAAAGTTCTTGGGCTGACCGTTCTCTACGATTTGAGCTACAATGGCTTGACTATTCACATCCGCATGTCTTAACTTAACAATGCCGATATTGTTATTAGGCTCTGTGGTGGACAGTGTTATAAAATGTTCTGTCATAATAGACCCTTTCTAAAATTTGATATAATCTCTTGGATTTTTAAAGTGAGCACTTGATGATGGCCAATATTGGTCCATAAATTGGAAGTGCAAATGTGGTCCAGTGACCGGACCAGTCGCTCCCATAAGTCCAATTTGTTGGCCCTTTTTAACATTTTGACCCACAGAAACATCGATTCTGCTTTGATGTGCGTACCCTGTATAAAGTCCATCCGCATGCTTGATGACCGTGTAATTTCCATACCAGTCATAATAATTACTTCCCGCTTGGACCACTTGACCATCGCCAGAAGCTAAGATTGGAGTTGTTGGATTACCATTAACCAAGTCCATAGCATTGTGAAATTCTTGCGCTCCGGTGATTGGACTCGTTCTCCAACCCATTTCACTTGTTACGGTAATAGGACTTGCAATTGGGGCGATATAACCTCCTCCACCGCTTGGAATTCCAAGATTAACAAATTTGTTATACCATTCTTGGGCCCAAGTACTACGTTCAGGGTGTCCGTTTAAGGGACGTTCAAAGTTTGATACAAATGCTTGTGTAGCTGTGTTAATATCCGTTAATGTCATGAATTGTGTCCAAGAATATGGATAAGAACTTGTCGCAATCCATTGACCGTTTGGTGCATGCCACATTAAAAGTTTGAATTGCGCAGTGATTGTGTCTGGGTCATCAGTTACACCAGCTCGTGTCATGAGATTAATCATATAAACACGTCCAGAGCTAGCGCCTGAACTATCCGTCCATTGCTAAACCCCATAACCGAAACCAGGTGCGCCATTGCTTTCATCAGCCGTTGGGTTAGCATCAGCTTCTCCTTGAGCATTCCCAAGTAAAGCTGCAGCCGCTTGTTTAGAGAAACCAGCTCCAATTGCCATTGTCCAAATTTGCCAGTAGCGTTTGTCACGATCACTTGTGACTTCTGGTGGATATTGCCCATTCCAACCTGTATCACCACCACCAGAGTTTCCGCCACCGTTGGTATCTATTTTTACCCCATTAACATACAATTCTTTTGTTTCTAATCGCCCATTAACTTTAAGACTATTTGCTGTGAAATTTCCCTTTATTTCAAGGTCATCGTAAATTGTTCCTTTTCCAAATAATTTAAACTTAGGGTTATCAAAAGTTGAATCAGACGGAACTTGGAAAACCGGAGTAGAAGAACCATTTCCGTTATCTTGGTTTATTGACAAAATATAACCCGGATAATTAATTAAAGCTGATCCGTTCGCCTTCCTTGTGTTCCCGTCATAAGTTCCGATGAACTCTCCAACTTTACCACCGTGGATATCTTTTTGCCAATCAGGCTTTGTATAATCGACGTTATTTGTTTCTTTGTATTGCTCAATCGAAAAAGCACCATTAGATAATACAGATTGAAAAAAAGAATTACTTCCGATTGACTTAACAACAACCCCTTGGATAAGAACTCCTGCTAATATCCCTGCCGCAATGAAAGAAGCATTAAACGTTCCGTCTAAAGTCCAAGCGGTTGTGCTTGCTCCATTGTGGACATCTTGGATTGTCGTCCATTGACCTTTTTTACATTGCTTGAAAGAGATTCCAGCATTATTTTGAATCATGAAATACTGTGAATCTTGAATTTTTGGCCCATCCATGAAGACTTGCTCATAGGTTTCTCTCGATTGAGATACACCAGCTTCAATTCCGTTGACCATGTAAATCGAGCCACCGTTCGCACCAGCACCTCGCATAATATCATCTTGATACTTTCCAATTTCTGTGGAGTCATAAAAAGTCATTTTATTATTATCAAGGTCAGAGATATTACTTTGAACTTGTGACAATTGTCGATTAATTGAGTTACCACTTAAATTATCACCCAGGCTGGCTTGCACTCGGCCATTAACACGGTCAGTAACCACCTTAAAAACTCTTGTCTGATAGTGATAATCTCGGTCTCCTCTGTGGATTGAAACAGTATTTCCAATTGAATCACTACCCATTATCTCAGTGCTAAACTGAACGAGAGGTCGGCAGTAATAAGCCAGTTGGTCATAAGTCTTTTGCAAAAGCTCGTTTGCATCTTCCACATCATCAAAAACAACAACTGTTTTACGTGGCAACATTTTTCCATTTGACGGGATGCCATATTCTTCTGTCATTTCTGGATATTCAATCCAATTTTGACCTTTAGGCTTATCAAGTGGTTTTCCGTTTGATTTCTTCCATTCAACGTCTGAAAACTCAAGTCTTCGTCCGTAGCCGTCCCCAACTTCTTCGCCTTTACCACGTCCAATTAGAGCAGTGACAATATTTGTGCGGTCTTGTTGGTGAACGATTTTCAGAACTTCATCACCATATTCAAATCGCTTATTGGTTATTTTTCCAATTTGGTTATAGCAGTTAATGATTTTTTTAGTAATCTTATTTCCTGTAATTTCAATTGAAAATGTAAACTCTGCACCTAACTCTTGTAGAGCTTTTATAGCTTCACGCATGGAAGTATAGTAGAAAGTACTGGAAACTGTTTTAATTGGTTCACAGACACCCAATACCCAGTCACAACCTGAATCAGATAAAATCTGATTAATCACATAAGAAAAAGACCTATTTTTAGGTCTTATATCTTTAATGATAAAATTATCCAGTTCATCGACTGCAAAGTTTATCGCTTCAAATGAAAGCAGATTATCTTCGTCTTTTGCGGTTAATATTCGGTATAAAGAAAATTCTTGCTCTTTCGTATCATTGACTGCAATATAACTGGCATCTTTAATTATTTCATCAAAAGGTAAAGAAACTGAAAGTGTGTCGTTCATTAACTCAGAAGTATTGGTTGTGATTTCTTTTGTCTGAACACATTCCATAAACTCATCGGAATCGTAACTTTTGATAACTTGTTGCATTTTATCTAAAAATAAGATATTACTCACTAAAGTACCGCCTTTCTATATTGAATCGTTAACTCATAGTTTGAACTTGAAAAATCTGTTCCAGTTGTCAGTCTGATATTTTTGAAATCAGAATCAAGGTCTAAGAGATTGTTATTTACTTTCCCATTAAGAAAAGTATCGCCTGTTTGAAAATCAAATTCCAAAAGGTCTCCTTTTTTAGCCTGCGATGACTTCAAGCGATAATTTCCATCAGTTGCAAATAAACCCTCTGTCAGTAACTTGAATGATAGCTTATCCGGTTTAACTGGGTAAGGTAAAACTTCAATGATTTTATTTTCTACACTTTGAGTTTTTCCATGTTTAAATGGATCACTACAAAGCACAGTAAAACTTGAAATGACTGAATTAGTATCTCCAGGCACATTGTCTGCAGTCTGGAACCGGCCATAAAAAGTGTATTCCAAATCATCATGAAAAATAATAGGGACATCTTCTTGACGAATCAAGAACGCTTTTAATGTGTCAAACTTTTCTTGTAGTGCTTGAGGGTCCCTATCCTCTAGCTTATATTTTATCGTCAACTCACGAGGAGGATATTTAACATTGGTGATCACTCCTCCCACTTGCATTTCTTGTGACTCAAAGCTGAGAGAATACATTTCTCGCCCCTCAACCGTCAATGTCTGATAACCTTCTACGAGTTCCTCTAACCAAGAACCATCATAACTCATGGCACTGGTTGTAATAAAAGGAAGGTTGCGATAATGCTTCTGTTTTGTCGTATCTATAAACTTGTACATTTCTACCTCCTAAAATCCCATATTTAAGTTAATTGCTTGGCCTTGTGCATTAGAAATATCATCTACAAAGGCTTTAAAGTTTTGGTTACCAATCATTACATTAAATGAAGCTGGTTGTTTGCCTTGGTTAAGGTTCACATCATGAGAAACTTGACTACTGATTGAACGATTAGCTGCCGCAACATTTGCCCCAATATCCACAGAATAGTCAGAATTAATTGCATTAGCAATCATATCACCCATTCCTGAAACATTGGATTGAACGTTACGGAACCCACCAGTTAAACCAGAATTCAAACCATTCATAATGGCATTACCAGCGGGAATTAAAAGTTTTCTATCGACACTGATTGGCCCTTTATGCTCACGAATCCACTTACCAATTCCTTTGATAAAATCCATTCCTTCTTCCCACTTTTGTTTTAATCCTTTTACAAAACCATCAATAATTGGAGCTATACTATAAAAGTAGACACAAATATGTGTGTTATAATCTGTCTAGGAAGACAGAAAAATGAAAGGACTTT